TAATCAAGTCGCCATCCGACAGCCCAATCAAGCGTGACCTCAACGTCTTTTTCAGCTTTAAGCAGATAACTGTCGGCGGTGTCCTCCTGATCGTCGACATAATAGAGCGTGCCGTTGACAGTAATTTCGCTGGCTGTAGTCCCCATAAACGGATTGACGCCCTTCTTGTATGTCACTAAAATGTCCGCACAATCTTCGTACTCATCTCCCTGCGTAAACTTGTAAGTCACCGTGTTAATCATCGGGATACGGTCGAAGTGCACCGAGGCGTCGCTGACAATGTCGGTACCTACGGCAAACTCATACTTCGTGCTCTTGTTGGCCTTGACGGCGGCTGCCAAGCTGTTGTCGACACAGTTCAGCGTCAGCTCGTGCGCACTCCAAGCAATAGTCGAGAAGTCAAGCGGACACTCGAACTGCCGGTCGTACGTCCATCGGTCGTTCATCGTGTACACCGCCACGCTCGCTTCCACTCGGTAACGGTCTTTCAGGTACGCCTCGGTCAGCAGGTCGCGCGCGTCGTTCACAAACGTAAACTGCGACGAGAACGACCGTACGACACCGTCGTAGTCGCTCCGCTTGTACGAGCATTCTATCTCGTCCCAATTCTTCAGGTCGTCGTCCTTGAGCTCGTATTCCTTTCCGTCTATCGTGAGTATGTATTTCGTCAGCATATACCAATCCTTTTATCCAAAAATAGACGGCAGGTTGCCCCATTGCCCGAAACGCCCGAAATTCCGAAAACGCAAAAAGGCCGTACAACCCTGCTAACTTATTGTCAGCTTGAGTCATACGGCCTAATCAGCCCTGAAAGCGAATTGGTTATCTCAGCATCTCGGAGGGGCAAACAACCACGTCTCCGCAGATGTAATCGTTCTGATACAAGGCTCCTTTGGAGCGGGCAAGCAGGGTGGCAAGCGTGTTCAACTCCTTGTCGAACTTGCCGCAATCGTTGACGATCATTATCTCTTCGTTGCCGAGGTGCACTATTTCGATGTGACCCTCAACCAGCTTCTGCACTTCCGGCAGTTTGAAGTCGGTCCCGTTCTCGGGGCTCACCGTCGACACTATGCCGTCGACGGTGATGTGGTACGATGTTTTCATTATGCTACAGCTATAAGATTTTCAACTTTGAAGGAGCGGAAGCTCTGCTTTTCGGTGTCGAAGTAAGCAAGAGTCTTGTAAGAGGGTTTGGTCTGCTTCTTGCCGCCCAAGGTGGCGCCGGCAGGAAGGTGGCGAAGTGTCCCGACTGCCTTGCGAACGGAGCCGTCAATCTTGTAGTAGTAGAAGGTCACCTCACCTTCTCTCATGGCTTTGGCGAGCTTGTAGAGTTGCCATGCCTTAATCATGCATACTCTCCAAGGTTCGGAGGTTGCTTTGCGAAGTTGGTTTGCATACTTCATCACTCTTACGCGGAAATTCTGTTTTGCTTCCATAGTGGTATATTTAATGGGTTTGACTTTTAGTTTTTGTTATACAGTAAAGATAACCCATAACACATTGATTTGCAATCAGAAAGACCACCATTTTTCCACCTTAACTTTTACTGACTGCCTACACTTCCAACGCCGTTCGGAGCATCTTTCGACCGTTGCTGATGCGGCTCTTCACAGTCCCGACAGGTATGCCTACGATACTGCCTATCTCGTCGTAGTCGTACCCCTTGGCGTACAGCAGCACGCACTCAACCGCCACGCTCCGTCGGGCACACCGCCTGATTACGGACAGCATCACGCGCATCGACGTCAGACTCTCGGTGCGCGTCACGCCCGGACGCTGACAGCACTCGTCGTCGAGTCCGCAGAACGGCACACACTTGCGACGGTTGTACTCCGTGATATACAGATTCGTCATCACCGATTTCGCCCACGGCTTGAAGTCGCGGTCTGCACTGTATCTGTCTCCATACTTCAGGAGTCTGTACACCGTTTCAGACGCCAAATCGGAGGCGTCGCACGGATTCGAACACAACAAATTGGCCAATCTCATCAGCCATGACGCGTGCTCGATTACGAGTTGTTCAACAGCCTCCATCACAAACCGAGCATTCGTCTGACAATCTCTTTTTCACGCTCACTCTGTTGACGCATCTCAACAGCCTCTTCTCTCATACTCTCGATAAGATTGTCAATACCTTGTGTCTTTCGACGGCGAATCTCGGTTAATTCAACAACAATCCGGTCACACTTCCGCTCGATGCGGCTCAACTTCTTAAGGATTAACCCTTGACTTGTGCATTTTTTCATAGCGATAATATTATTAATCAATATTCACATACGATTACTATTATCACCTCAAAAAGTGCAACGCGGAAATGAAAAAACCCGAAGAACGACTCTTCGGGTTTCATTTTCAATCGTTTATTTTTTCCGTATGGCGGCGAGCTTTGCTTTCATCTCCTTGTTGTAGCGAGCCACGAGAAAGGCGTAGACGGTAGCCTTGACAGTGGCAAGGTCTATCTGAAACTTGAAGTAAGCCATCAGCGCGGCGGTCTGCTCGTCGAAGCGCAGATGCACGTCGGTCTCTTCGGGCAGGGTCGTCTGCTCATGCTCCTCGACCGTGCTCTTCGCCTTGGCAAGTCGCGACTTCACCTCGTTCTCCAACCGCTTGTCGGGCATCTTCATCATCGAGGGGATGTAGCCCGACAACACTTCGCGTGCCATGTCGTATCGCTTCAACGCTATCAGGTTCGAGCACATCGTGTACATGATGACGGCTATCCTCGCTTTGACGTACTTCTCGCTCTGTGAGAGAAACGCCCCGACACCGGCAGGGTCGGATACATTCTTGTACTCATAGATGATGTCGCGCATGGCCGAGTACAGCGCCTTGTCGTCAACCTTTTCCCCCTCCTCCAACAGTACGGAGGTGTTGCCTGACATCAGCTCGACGAACTGTGCCATTGTCAACTGTTCGAGTTTGTGTTTCATATGCGTGCCTTGAATTGTCGGTAAGCGGATTTATAACTGTCAATGTGCTGCTGTCTTGTCTGCTGCTTGATGAGGTTAGCCACAACGCCCAATCCCTGCTTGAGCTCGGTGTAGTCGTTGATGATTACAGGCGACGACTTGTCGCTCATCGGGTTGACGACCACATCCGGATTCGACAGCAGGAACTTGTCAAGGCTCGGCATTACGGACGCCCCTTTCGGCAGGTCGACGACTGTCGGCGTGCTCGGTGTCACCCATGACTTGCCGTCGTAGGTGATTACTTCGGCTCGTCCGCCGTCGCCCACGACAGCCAAACCGCCCTTGTGCGAGTCGGTACCCTTGGCATACTGCGGTATCGGTGTGGCGATGATTGTGGCAATCTCGATGGCGCCCATAGCTCCTGCGAGCGCGGCAAGGACGAAGTTAGGCAGCGACTTGGTGATGGCAAGAGCCGTGGCGATGCTCGCCTGAGCGATGCTGTTGGTCTTGTCCCATATCGCCTGCTTGCGCTTCAATGCGGCTTCCTTCTTCTCAAGCTCCTCCTTCTTCTTGGCGGTCTTGGCTTCCGCGGCACGCTTTCTCGCTTCGCCCTCCTCTTCGCTGATTACTCCCTTGTCGACAAGGTCGGTGATGCGCTCCTGCTCCTCTTCGCTCGCATCGTCGAGCGCGTCCTGCTCGTCCTCTATCTGCTGAATCTTGCCGTCGTAAATGGCTGAGGCGAGTCCGGCGACGCTGTTGAGCATCTGCGACACCTGATCCATCCACTGTTGCGCATTCTGCACGCGCTGCTCCCAGCTCTTGCGGTCGGCATCGGCGGCTTGTTCGCCGGCGGCAATCTCTGCATCGGCGGCGGCGTTGGCAAGCTCTATCTGAGCGTCGGCCAGCTTGCGGCTCAGCTCTTCGCGCTGCGTGTCGGTCAGATCCTCGTTCTCGAGTACAGAGTTGAGGAAGTCAATCTGCTTCTGAGCCGTTTCCTCGGCATAGTCCTGACTGAGCTTCGAGAGGTCGCGTTCGTACTTGTCGGTGATGCGTCTGCGCTTCTCTTCGTTGCTTCCCGCTTCGCTCAGCTCCTTGGCATACTGAGTCTTGAGGTCTGCCTGACGCTGCTGATAGGCGGCTTCGCGAATGTCGGCTTCACGCTCGAACTGTGCGTTGAGGTAGTTCAATTCAAGCTGCGAGCGGTCGGCTGCGTTCTTGGCGATGATGTCGGAAAGCATTTGGTCGTACTGCTCCTGCGTGACGAGTTTCGAATCCAACGATTCCTGCAGGGACACAAGCTCCTTGCTCATGGCGTTGTTGGCCAGCTCCACTCGAATACGGTACTCCTCCTCGGTGCCGGTGCGTGCAACGTTGAGGCGTTTGGTGAGAAACTCCTCGTCGGCTTGCAGGAACCGCTCCTGACCCTCGCGATTAATCTCAACGAGCTTGTTCTGATGCTCGGCTTCGAGGCCCTCAATCTGTTCGAGTATCGCCTTGCGCATCTTCGCGTTGTCCTTGTACTTGGCAAGTTCCTCGTTGAGGCTCTGCATCTTCCGCTCGTAGGCGTACTGCTCGGCTCTGAGCTGTCGCTCGTTGCTGTCTGCGATGATGGCAAGCATGGCGTCCTCGCCCGCCTGAACCGCTTTCTGCAACTCGTCGTACTCTTTCTTTTTCTTCTCCGATGCGGCTTTGGCGCTCTCGGTGTCAACCTTCGACTTCTTGAGCTTGGCGGCTTTGTCGAGTGCGGCAATGATGGTGGCATACACCTCCTGAGTGATTTTCCCCTGCTCCAACAGTACGGCGGCAAGCGCTTTCTGCTGTTCGAGCTCTTGGTCTATCAGGTACTTTTTGTACTCGTACGTGCCCAAACGCTCCTCACGCTCGGCTTCTTCGGCTTCATGCACCGCCTTGAGCAGTTCGTTAAGACCGTCCTCCTTGTACTTGTTCCAATCCTCTTCGGCTTTCTTCTTCGCCTCAACCGCTTCCTTGTACGCGTCGCTGTCTTTGCCGTACAGCTTCTTGGCACGCTCCACCAATTTCTCCAACTCGTCCAGCTCCTGCTTCTTGTTCTTCAGCGACTGTTCAAGCAGGGCGGCTTCCGATTCCCCCTTGGCTTTCATCGTGTCAATCTGCTTGCTGTGCGCATCGGTCAGATCCTCGACGGCTTTCTTCTGCTTCTCGTACTTGGCTACCTGCTCGTCGCTCGGACCGAACAGCGCATTGAAGGCCTTGACAAGCCCCCAAACAACGGCTATGGCGGCTGTAATGGTTACGACCAACAAACCTATCGGGTTGGCGTTGGCGGCTGCGTTAAACGCCCACTGTGCGGCTGTGGCGGCTTTGGTTACGATGATGCCTTTCCCCTGAGCGGCTGTGTGTATCGTTTCGGCTATGGTGCGTAGCTTCGTCTGTGCGAGGTTCACACCCTGCATCACGGCCGACTGTTTCTGCAAGGCGTTCTGTATGCTCTGCATCGCATTCGAGGCGGCAATGGCGGCTTGCAGTTTTGTTTGTATCTCCTCCAATTCGCCCTCGCTGATACCGAGTATCTCGGCAGCCCCGGTGGCGAGTCCGAAGCCGTCGATGGCAAGTTGCAGGGCTCCTCCCAATTGGTCGAATCCACGCGTGTCGGATGCGGCGTTGGTAATGGCCGCATTCGTGTCGCTGATGGCATCGCGCAGGGCTCCGGCCTGTTCTGTCAGCTCGGCAATGTGGTCTGCCAACGCCTGACCCTCGGCGGACGCCTGCTCTTCGGCTGACAGGTTCTGATAAGCTATGCTGAGGTTGGCTATCTCAAGCACCAACTCTTTCAGCTCTTTCTTGACGCTGCCGCCGGCTACGGCATAGTTGCCGACGTTGCGCTGAAACTCTCCCATGTCGGCCGCCAAGTCTTTCAGATGCGCGTCGAGGTTCTGTATCGACTCCTCCATCTCTTTGCCGAGCTCGGACTGCTTTTCCTCGTCGGTCATGCTCTTGTAGGCTTTCTTCAGTAGCTCCAACTGTTGGGAGAGGTGGTCGTACGAGCCCTCGACGGCCGCGGCTTCTCGCTCTTCGTTCTTCATCATCGTGTTGAGGTCGGCTTTCTGCTGTTTCAGCTCGCGCTCGCTGACGGTCAGCTTGACAAGTCCCTCGCGGTATTGTTCTACGGACAACTGACCCAAATCAAACTTCTTCTTCAAGTCGTCCTGAGCCTTCTTGTTGGCGGCTATCTGCTGATTCACCTTGACCAACGTCTTGACGTGCTCCTCATACGAGCCGTTGACACGCTCGAGCAACTCTTTGACTCGCCCCTGTTCGGTGTAGGCTTCGCGCACCGTCTTGTTCACGCGCTCCTGCTCCATCAGCTGGCGCGAGATGGTGTTCGTCGTGTTGGCAATCACCTGACCCTGCTGTTGCATTACCGTCGTCAGCTGTCGGTTCGCCTCGGCCGCTTCCTTGGCTTTGGCGGCAAGAAGCTGTTCGAGCTTGTCGATGTCGCCGCCTATCTTGACGTTGATGTCAAGACCCTTCGACAAATCGCCGGCTACCTCTTTGTACTTCTGAAGCACTTCCTCCATCTTCGATTTCAGTTGCGCCAATTGGTCGAGCGCACTTTGGTCGACCAAATCCGTTATCTTAACACTCATCAGTATTGGGATATAAATTCTACAATAGGTTTCTTCTCTTCTCCGACTCGACAGATGCCGTACGTGCCGTCATCGTTGAGGTAGATGACCACATCGCACTCCTCCATCTTGGCATAGGCTTTCCCGAGCCGTCGGTATCTGTCAAGCTCGGTGCCGTATTTCTTGTTCTCACATTGGCAGCTCATACATATCCACAGTCCTTATACAGTTTCTCTATCGCGGGCGTCGTGTAGTTGGCGTTGAAATACGCTATCCCGACCTCCGTCACGTCAAGTATCACCTCGCCGTACTTTTGGACTATCAGCGTAGAATCGCCCCCTCCGACGATGATGTCAACGCCAAGCGATGTGTCAACCTCGGAGATGGTGTTGTAAAACGTACCGTCGATGAAGAGGTTAGGCACCGATGCGGGGCGGGGCGGCAGTCCGAGCATCGTACCGGCTTCGGGCGGCGTTATCACCTCCTTCCATGCTTTGTACCCCTCGGCGCCCGAATACGTCACCCCCTCGTGGGTGTGCACCCAATGCACCTGCTGAAAGTAAGGGTCGTCCTCGTAGGTGGGCGTCAGGTACGTGCCCGCACCGCTGAGGCCGCTGTACAACTGCTCCTTGACGGCCTTCGGAAAGAAGTACGAGTTGTCGTGCATACAGTTTACAATTGTATCCTCCATCTCGTCCGCTATCCTGCCGATAATGTCGTTCATTCTCTCGATGTCCATAGTCGTAAAAAATAAGGGGCGAAGGCCATTACAACCTCCGCCCCGAATGTGTCACTCTTCGTTACTTTCGGTCCCGGCGATGAGGCCGTACACACGACCAAGCATCTTCTTTCTTGTGGATTCGTCACGGTCGAGCCAAAAGGCGTCGACATGCGCCTTGACGAACTCACTCCTGCTCATCGCTCTGACAGCCTCAACGATGAACGTTACGCCCTCGTACTTCAAGACTCCGTCCATTGTCAGGCTTGTTCGATACCGATAACACCCGCTTCATAGAGCACGCTTGGCGCTTTCAGGCTCGGAGAGGTGCTGCCGGTGATTGACAGTGTGTCGCTCTCTTCATCGTACGATACGGCGGTGGCGTTGCCGCTGATGAGGTTGGCGTTGTCGGCGATAAGCGCTCCGTACGTCGAGGTGATGTCGGCGCCTCCGAGCGCTTCGTACAGCTTGTACTTCGAGCCGGTTGCATCGGTCTTGCCGAGTGTCACAAGCACGAGGCCGAGTGTGTACTTGCGCGGATCGAAACCGAGCGGCTGATAGTCGTACTTGGTGACAGCCTGCTTGGCGTCCTCGAAGCAGAAGCTCACCGTCATGGTGGCCTTTTCGCTCGACGTCGGGTGCTGTGTCGAAGTGGCGTACACACAACTCATCGGGAAACCCGCAAGCACATCCGTATCGTCGTTGATACCGTAGATGTTGTTGTCCTCGTCGAAGAAGTATGCGTCGAACTTCTGATTCACCGTCTTGGCAAGCGATGCATCCAATTCAGGATAGTAGGCGTCCATCGTGTAGGTGTCGGTGCGCGTGGACCATCCGGTAACGCCCGTACCGCCGTAACCGGTGGCGCTGGTCTGAGCCTCGCCGCCGTCCTTGGCGTATTCGACAAATGTCACGATGCCGTACACTCGTTCGGGACGAGCGGCGTGGGCGAGCTTCTCAAGCGCATCGCCCGTCAACTCGGCAGGGAGCTTGTAGCCGTGATGAACGAGGATGGCCCCCTTCATCCGCCCGAAGTCAATAGGACACTTCGAGGTGCCCGTGTTGAGTTGTGCTAAGTTGCATTTGCGTAACGTTCTCATTGTTATCTGCAATTTTGAGGTTTAATAATAAGTTCGAGATTCGATATGTTAACGGCGTCTATGGGCTCACTGACCGAGTCCCCGGCTGCGGTGTGAGCTCCATATCTGCCATAAGAATAGTTTTCGGAATACTCATGCGGCACACATCCGTCACCTCCGAAGTCGAACCGTCCGTCCTCCTTCAACGCCTCGATGAAGCGTCGGTAGATGGGACGAAGAATGTTCTCAAAGGAATGGTAACGACGCTCTTCATTGCTCCACTGCTGGCGCGACGAGCATGCTATCAGCACGCGGACCCTCGTCGTCGCATATACAGCGGCATCTTTGCCGCGAACCTCCGTCGCCGGCACAAACAACGCGATGAGCGGAAACTTCATCTCGTTGCCCTTGACCGTGCGGCTCAACTCGTCCAATCGGTCTTTGATGTATTGGGCGCTCCCGAAGGTGTAGTTGATTGTCGGGCAGTCCATCTCGCGGACTCCGCCTGCCGAGGCAACACGAATCTTACAGCCGACGCTCGTCGCCGCCGCTACATCCGCGAATATCTCAACCAGCTCGCGGCTCCTGACTTCGGCTTTGGGGAAAATCTTTCTCATAGATTCATGTTGTTAATCTTGGTAAGCATTTTGCTCGATGTTTTTATCCCGACATACGGACACCTGCCGCTCGAAGCCCACTCGGCGAAGCGTCGGTTGCGCTCAACCATCATGTTCCAAACAGTCACCTGACGGTTAATGGGCGAACCTACCTGCGTGTTGGCGGACTTCAATCTGACAAGCCCCGTCACGGTCGCCTGCTCGCTGCCGTCTGCGAGTATCTTGCAGTACACGTAGTCGGCAAACGATTCCCTGAGCCGTGAGCACAACGTTTCCATGTCCACGTCAACCTCCGACTCATCGGACTTCTCTCCCAAATAATCCATTACGTCGTCGGACAAGGCACCGAGCATCAGCCAAAGAAACTGACCCTGATAACAGGCAATGTACAGCTCCAAGGCTTCGTTGACCTCAACCGCATTGGGATTGGGGATGGTCCCGAGCGATGCGTTGAGGATGTGCCGCGGCCCTGATGTGAAATATGAAACGTCTATCAGCATGTTTACTCTTGTTTTTTCGTGCGTTTAGTTTTCTTCGTCTCCGCGGCGGGAGCTTCCTTGACGTCGTCAATGTCGACTTCCTTGAGGTCTGCATCCGACTCAACGCTCTTGTCGTCGGTCGGCTCAACGCTCTTGTCGTCGGCAAGCCGCGCCTCCAATTCCGCTATCCGTCTGCGGAGTTCGGCAATCTCTTCGCTTCTGTCATCAGCCTCCTCCGCAATCGGGGTGAACACGAGCACACCCCGATTCTGACGGATTCGGTTTTCTTGTATGACTTTGGCTACTTCTGCGGGATTGCCGGTGATGATATACCCGGCCATACCCTATCAATCTTTAGCGATTGCAGTTTTCAATGCAGAGATTGAACCGTAGGCGAATGCCCATGGGCAATACACCGGAACGATTTCCTCAGCCTGAGCCATGAGGACAATCTGATTCTTGAGCTTCGTTTCAACGTCGTCGGCCCATTCCACCGTGAGCGGAGTGTAGTCGATGATTTGAGCGCCGAGGTTCATGTCACCGAGGAAGTACTTGCCTGCCGGGATGCCGGTGTAAGGAACAACGCGCAGACCTGCGATAACAGGGTTGCCGTTCATGTCCTTAACGAGCTCGAGGCGGTTGCCGTCGGTGGCTTTTTCCGTGCGGATGCTGTTGAGGGTAATCGGGTTGAGGACAAGCACCGTCGGAGCGAACTGTGCGTACGTCATGACGGCTACAGCCGTTTCGAGGGCGTCCACGCTGTTAGGCGATTCAACGCTCTTGAAGGCGCCGTTGGTGACTTTGAACGTCATGGCGGCTGCATCGGCCTTGAGCTTGTCGGCGGTTGTGTCGGTCAGCGTTACGCCTTCGAGGAAGATACGCGTGTCGGTAACCTTGATTACGTCGAACGTGTCGTTGAGTACGGTGTTCGTACCTGCACCGACAAACGTAATCTTCAAGCCTTCGATAAGCAGGTCGTGCGGAGCGGCGAACTCGATGATTGCACCGTTGCCGGCCTGTTCGATGGATGCCACCGAACCCGCTTCACCCGCGATGAGGCTTTCACTGATGATCGACTCAACGCTCTTGACACCTTCGTAGGCGGTGATGCCTTTGAGGTTGTCGCCCGAACCGTCGCCAAAGAGAATGGCAAAGTCTTCCGCATCGCGCACTGCGTTCATCACGCAGGTGAGCACGAAACCGCGGAGGTAGGTACGGCATTTGAGCGCTCGCTTCGAAAGCTTGAAGTGAGTACCCACGCGAGATACCTGAGCCGATTCTTCCTTGATTTTGAGGCTCGATTCCGGCAGACGTCCGTTTTCCGACAAGTAACGCGCGTTCTTGTCGACGGCGTAAATCTGTTGGAAAGCGAAAATCGGATATTCCGGGTCGCCTGCAATGGCGGTGGCGAAGTCGCGCACGTGGAGCTTCTTGTCGGTGGCCTGAGTAACCACGCGGTCGCTCTGCTGTGAGATGAGGTGCGTACCTTCGTAGTTGCCGGTCATCGATACGTCCTTGAACGAGAACGAGCCCGAGTTCTTTTCCTTGTTGTTGAGGAAGTCCTGAAATTTCGGCGAATCGTACATCTCGTCAAACTTTTCGTTGTACTTCGAGGTGTAGTCGCTGCCTACGCCGTACTTCTTCATCTTCTCCATCGCGTTGGCGATGCTCTTCACCTGCTCGATGAGCTGTGCATTTTCGCTCTTGACCTTTTCAAGCTCCTCGGTGTTCGAGGACTTCAAGAGGTCAATGGCATTTTTCAGCGCGTCGGAATCAACGCTGCCTTCATTTGCCTTGTTGATGGCGTCGGTCATACCGCCTACCATCGCACTGATGAACGACGCTTGTTCGTCATTAAGACCCTTGGTCTTTACGCCCAAAATGTCTTGTACTTCTTTTTCGGTCAATTTTGCCATGTCACTAATTATTTGGTTATGGAATTGTTAAGTTGAGCCCAAAACGAGGGCGATGGAATCTCGGGGTCGCTCTTCTCGGTCGTTCCCTCTTCGGTCGGGTCGGCTTGCTTTTCTCCTTCTTCGCCCGATTCGGGTTCTTCCTGCAACAGTGCGTTTGTGCGGTACACCCTGCTGTAGCAATGAGGGCAGCGCACATAGTTCAGCAGGTCGGTGATGCTCTTCTCGCTCAACGTCGACTTGTCGCCCTTGAACGAGTCGATGACGGCCAACACCGCATCGCGTATCTCGGGCTGCAACTGACGGAGCTCCCGAGCAACAATGTCCTGAGCCATCCAACGCACGTACTGTGTTGCGTAGTCCTGAACCTCGGACGAGAAGGTGTGTTGCTCCTGAGAGTCATAATCGAACTGCTGACCACAGCAGGGACACGTCACTATCGCACCCCCGTTGAGGCTTTTCAGTAAAGTTTCAAGAGTCATATCGTATTGTTTAAGTCGCTCGTCGGAATATCCGTGCATCTTGAATGCACCGCGAACAAACTCTACGGCATCTCTCACCTGATCGGCGGTCGCGCTCTTCAATCCGACCAGATACGTGTTGGGGTTCGCGCCCCATCCGGTCAGTGTCGAATACTCGAGCATCTTCCACCGCAACACCTTGCGTCGGTCGTTCTCGTCGCGAAGCAGCGCCTTGACTCCTATCGAGTGTTCGAGCGTCCGCCCCGCCTCGGCAAACAACTTGTAGTCGTTGTACACGTCACGCCCAATCTGCTTGTCAAGATTAATCTTGCCCGTCATGATTACGTTGTCCTCCTTCTCTTCTCCCGAAAGAGGCACGCCGAGCAATTGGCGCGTGTCGTGGTTCAAGAACCACCGCATCTTTGCAATGTCATGTTTCAGGGTGTCTTTAAACGACCCCGGCATCGAGATGTCGTGCTGCACATCCTCAATGCCTATACCGTTCACGCCTACCGTGACGATACCTTTCTCCGTTACATCAATCGCCTTCGTTTCGTACTGAAGACTCTTCATCGTTTCCGTCATCTTCTCCTGTTGAGGGTTTAGA